GCTTGCATTTCGAAGTTTATTTAAATTATTTCTAGGTTTTATTTGTGTTAAATTAAAATTAGTTAGAGTTTGATTAGTTTGATGAAGTAAATTCATATGAGCTATTCTAATCTTATTAAGTTTTTCTTTCAAGATTTGTAATTCCTTTTCAGGAGTTTTTGGTTTAGGAGGATGACGTTTAATTGAATAATTTATATCATGACTACTATTAGATAAAAACTTTTTGTATTCTTCGGAATTAGTAATTTTAGGTTTAATATTACCATTTAAAGAATGCATCTGTTTATTAGTAGGACCTTCTCCTCCCAAATGAATTTGAGCTTTTAAAGATTCAACTGCTCTAAGATAACGTGAAATTTGATCATTAATTCTTTCTTTTTGATCAGAATTTTTTTCTTCTACTTGTAGATAAGAATTTTCAGAGTCAGATTTAGAATCTTCTTCTTTAGTTTCAGAACAATCATCTTCTTCAATTTTAATATCAATTGTATGATGATGATGTCTCTTACATAAAGGACAATGTTGTTCAATATGAATAAATTTACCATCATTATCAACAGCATAAAGAGCATTAGAATGATTATCAGCTATAGATTTAGCTAATTGTGAATTACCATAGTTACGCACAGAAATAGCTCCTGCATAAGGACTTATTATTTCATAAACACGAGTAACACGAACACTTAATCTTAATATATTATAATTACCTCCTAAAGTAGCATCAAAAACACCACCTTCTGCAGTATCAACACCAACAGAACTAACTGTACCAGTGCCAGAAGTATATGGACCATAAGTAGCCATTGGAGGAACAGATTGAACATAACCTTGAACCATAGGGTTAGAAGCACCACTTGAAGCTATTGAGGTATTACCGACCACAAAGCGACCTTTGGCTAGAAGACCATAATTAGTAGCATTTTGGGAAGTAGCACCAGGACAAGGAGATAAATAAGTACCATTTCTGATACAATTTGGATTAGTAACACTTGAATTGTTTAACCAAGCTTGTGAATTGTAAGGTGAAATAACATTAGATGAAGTTGTAAAAACCATATAGGAAACATTTTGAACATTAGCTATATCTATATCAACTTCAAAGTCATAAACACCAGGAGGCCAAACACATGTAGTAAGTTGCGCTGGAGTAGCAGCAGAATTCATTGGAACTTTACTATTAGTGTTAATTAAATCATAATTATTATTTAAAACATTACCAAAGAAAGCTGCATTAAATATTGAATAACCAGCATTGACTGCAAATAAATTAGAAGTATTACGTGCCATCACAGTAGTAGCATAAGTAGCTGGAGTATAAGAATCATTAGTAGCTAAAAATTCACCTTCACAATTGAGAAAAACTTGTAAATCATTACCACTTGTAATAGTAGCATTAGAAACACACATAACAATAAAAGTACCAGGAATAAAATTTCTACCATCAGAAGTAGCAGGATTTAGCCAATAAAGATCTTTTAAAGGAATTAATGGACATTTAGACTCAAAAGAATCAAAAGTTACTTCATTTTTAAAGCCTTTTTCATCTCGTGCTCTTTGAAGATTAGTAATACCAGAAGATCCAACTAACCATTGAGCTTTAGGATCTGGATCAAAAAACATACCAAAAGAACCACCAATAGCACTATTAGAATATGAATCAATTTTTCCGATAATCTTACGGAAAGAAACCATTTCCTTACTAGCAGCTAACATTGTGGTTTCTTCATCAAACATATTTTGACTAGTTAAAGTAAAAGTAGCTAAAATTTGACCAGTAGTATAAGTAGCAGGACTAATATCCATAACAATTAAACTTGATGCAAAAGGTTGATGAGTTTGAGAAGTTTCTCTATTAGTAGCACCAATGTGATGGTTTTCGTTCTGTTCAGTAACAGGAGGTAAATCAAGAGAATTAATCTTTTTAGTACCATCATCATTAATTAAAGGAGCTAAATTCGGATGGACACCAGAAATTGCTAATTTTCTTTTAGCTTTTAATTTATTATTAAATTTTTTAACTACTTCTGGACCGAGTTGATTAAGATCACCTTCTCTAAGTTTGGATATTTTATCTAGATTTTTCTTACCATGTTCAAAGAGTGCTTTACCACCTTCATAAGCTTTTTCAAGGGAAGGTTTGTCCCAAAAATCTTTAACCCATTTTGCACCACTTTTGACATGACCGACCAAATCTTCAACATGTTTAAGACCAGGAACGAAGGATTTAGCGCCTTCCCAAATTGATTTACCCCAATCGAAGAAACCATTTGGTTGTATAGTTTTTGCTATTCCATTAAGGACATTAAGATGAGCTCTTGGAATAATAGCAGATTTAATTTTATTATTTAATTTATAAGAAGATAGAGGAGTTTTTAAGACTTGTTGTCTTGTGACTTTAAGATTGCGATTTATATTAGGATTAGGCATTGTATCCAATAAAATAAAGGTATGTCGCATAACGACAATATTTAAAACTGATTAATTAAACGTGTTTTAAATGACTAGTAAAGTTGAGAAAGTTCGAAAACCAAATCAATATCACTAGTATAAACTTCATCAGGGCCCTTGGATTCCAGCCCAAATAAAAGAATTTCAATTCTTTCATTTGATATTTTAAGTGATCTAAGAGAGTTATAAGTGATTTTGTCATCAAGTTTTTTCTCTAATCTTAAATCATTATCATGATTTTCCCATATATAATCTATAAAATAATCTATAGCTTCTAAATGTTTCTTTGATGTATAGCAAAGAACCCTCATTGCACAGAGTTTTGCTAAAGTAAGACGCCAACTATCATTTTTACGATAGTAGTAAAGACCAGCAAAAAGTTTATCATAATTAGGAACGAATGTAAACATGCTGTAATTGATATTGAATTGGAATTTAAAGTTAAGAAAAGTACTTTCAAAAATTGAACCATAACTTTCTTCTTCTAATTGAAAACCCATTTCTTTAGATGTTTTTATATAATCATAGGGTTTAGTCCAAATTTCAACATCTTCTTGAATAGAATCATCACCCATATTTTCACGAGAAATGGATGAATGTTTTTCTAAAATTTCAGAAACACTATCTGAAGAAAGTGAAAAATGGTAAAGTTGAATCAAAAGAAGAGTTAAGGTGTTATCATCAATAGTGTTAGGACCACCACTTGAAATTTTACCTATTTTCATACCAATTTGACCATGCATGTCTATAACTTTAGAATAAATATAATTAGCAAGATACCATTCTTTTAAATTTTCAGTAAATTTATCATTAGGAAGAAAAGAATTACGAATTTCATATATATCTTCCATAATACGAGGACTTATACTTGCTTCCATATGTTTTATATCATAACAACGAAAAGTTTTTGAACCATTTTTAAGTAAATTTAAGGCAATTTCATGCCAACCTCCATAAAATATAGAAGAACCAACAGAGAAACCTTCATGATTGTTTGACATTTTAAGTGATCGTGTTTTTTGATCATAATAAAGAATTAAACCTATTATATAAGTTAAAACATCACAACATAAAAAAGTTCTTTGTTTTCTTTTTTCTAAATCATCATTAATGATTTTTTCAAGGCTTCTAATTTCTATTTTAGGAGAAGCTTCCCATAGAGTCTCTACAAATTTGCCGAGAGCAATATTAGAAAGCATATTATCTAAATGAGGACGAAGATGTTCAAAAACTTGTCTTTTTGTTGTAAAACCTAACTGTTTAAACAAAGCACCACTTGCTGTACTTTTAGCAGCAACATCAATAGCCTCATCAGGAGTTAATTTACAGCTACCACTAAAATAAGGAGTAACAATAGCTTTTAATGCTTGAAGAGCCATTTGGTATTTTTCTTCATTAGGGTACATATAAGGAGTTGTATACATTTTCTTAAAATCATTGTCTAATTTAGCCATATCTAAAGTTGCAAGATAGTGTTTTTTAGGTAAAAAGAAATTTCTTTCTTCTGCAACTTTTAGCAGTTCTATATTATGATAATATTTTTCCTTCAAATTAACATATTTATTAAAATAACCAGTATATAAAAAATCTTGTGAAGGATGAATAATATATATAGGCTTTAAAGGTTTTTTGAAAGAGTTTTAAAATGTTTATTAATAGATTCAATTGTGGCATTAGATTTCATAATAGTGGCAATCCTTGCATCAATACTTATTGCATAATTACGATTACTATCTTCATAACCACCTTTATGAATACCACACTGGCTACCATTATCTGTAAAATAAATAGGAGAGCCAGAATAACCATAAGTACTATTAATATTATGTTCAAAGTAGCAATATGCAGTACCATCTTCAGATTTATATTCTTGAATATCAGTAATTTTACCATGATAAACCATATTTCCATTTTTACTAGGAACAACCATAAAAATACTGCGACCAATATCATTAGTAGTAACACTAGAAACTAAATGGATAGGTAATTTATTTAATTTATTAGCAGTCAATAAAGCATGAAGAGAATCAGAATGTTCTTTTTTCATTCTAATACGACAGTAATCAATAACATCTAATTCAATTATACCTTCAACTTCATATCTTTTCTTATGAATATTAAAATAAACTTCTTCAGGTCTGAATTTAGCAGTACCATCTGAATTTATCCAAAAATGTTTATTAGTAAAAACATAGCCATTATTAAAAGCAGCAACTGCCCAACGACGCCCTTCATGAATGGTACCTTCCTCTTTTTTAAGAGAAAAGTAGCCAATATTATCAATATAAGGTTCTATATGAGGATTTGTTTTACCATCAGTTAAAACCTGGTTAATACTATCTTCATCTTGTAAAGAAGTAAAAGGATTTACATTTTGAGAAATACCTATTTTATTAAGCAAACTTTCAAGAACAGGAGCTTTTTTATTAGTATGAGGCAAAGGTTTTTTCTTTTTATTACGACTTTCAATAAATTGTAAATATTCAGGTGATTGCCTATATTCAGCTTGTTTTTCAGCAGTATTTTGAGCAATTTTAGGTAAACTTTCATTTTTAAACCATTTAGGAAAATCTTCTTGATTAAATAAAGTTATAGTAAATGGAAAGTTAATATGTTCATTAAGATTAAATTTATTAAGGCATTCAGAGCATAAGTGTGCATCATCAGTAAACCAAAATTTTTTTGTGACAATAGTATGACTCAAATTAACACTTTTGTTACAACCGTTAATAATTTTATCATTTATAACACCACCCAAACAAACAAAACTTAAAGTTTTATCTTTAGTAACTTCATCATAATTATCAAAAGTTTTAATTATAAATTCTTTATTTTCAAATTTCTGAATTAAACTTTCTTCAATCATATTTAAACCTTTCTTTTTACGCTCTTCATTGAGTTCTCTTAAAATATCACTTCTAAGAGTAGCTCTTAATACACCAAAACCTCGGTGAATATCTGTTTCCAATATATTGTCATGCTGTTGAAACTCAGCAGAATCTTCAGGAATAAGAATACCACAAGTTTTAGCAGCGTTATGATCTTTTTCATCTAAATCGAATAAATTGTCAAATTGAACATTTCTAGATTTGTAATATTGATCCATAAGATCATAAGTTTTAGGAGGGATAATAACATATTTGTCTATTAAAGCATCAAACTGATCAGTTCCATTAAAAGTTCTACCAGTCAAAAAACCTTTTTCATGATTCTTATGTAATATTTCAAAAGTATTAAAATTTAAAGGTTCATGATTTTTAATTTTAGCTAAAGCAGGAAACCATGCAGGTAAGACTTTATTTAAAATAAAATCAGCGTTTCTTTGTAAATTACCTTTAATATTAACAACAGGGTGTAATTTAGGATATAATCTAAGTAAATCATTAACTTGTTTACGAGTGGAACATACAAAATAATTCTTAGAATCAGGATCATAAAAATCCCATGGACGACCATTATCAATATCAGCCATTGTTAAATCTTTGTTATAACCAATAAAAGTTCGGTTTGGAGCATCATGAACTGTAATGTCACGATCATCAGCACGTTTTTCTTTCTTCTCCTTAAGTTTCTTTTGTTTGTCAGAACCATTAGAAATAGTAGAATATTGATTATTATAAGAACCCTGCTGTTGAGAGATTATATTAAAATCATTGTGTCTTTGACCTTTATCGTCATGCATATTTTGTCTTTGATTATAAGTTTTATTACCATGACGAGCTTCATCAACTGTGTTACGAGAGGGATGAATTTTAAAAGCACAAGGGTGAAAACTACATTTTAAACCACCTCTTTCGTTAGGACAAACATTATTAAGTTCTATTCCAGTAATATTACTTTCATCTTTAAAGTCTTCTTCAATACTTTGTCTACGACCAAGAAAATAAATTAATGATAATAAAGAAATAGAAACAAGGACAAGAACAGTATATTTTGTTTTATCTGATAATTTTTCAAAACCAGGAATAAAATCAAAAAAAGTAAGTTTAGAATGAGTTTCCTTAATCTCTTCTTCATAAACAATATTTTCACTTTGAAATGGAGAGATATTAAATTTAGGATCAATAACAGGAACAAAATTACTTTTAGGTAAGTCTTCTGGATTAGGAAAAGTATGGTTACCAAAAACTTCAGAATCAGATTTTTCTTTTTCTTCTTCTTTATCAGAATCAGAAGTCATTTGTGCTTGTTCAGATCTCTGAGCTAATGTTTTAAACTTATTATCCTCAGGATCTTTATGTGCAATTAAGACACGTTTACAAACAGGAACACCATTTTTATCATGAACTTTAACTCTGACGGAAAATTTCCCTTTCTCAATATGTTCTAAAGTCATATTAGTATTGTTAAGATCTCGTATAAGAAGTTTTTTAACATATTTAGGTAATTCAGGATACCACTCTGGATATTTTGGTTTAGAAGAATCTTCTTTATTTAACATAATGGTATTCATTAAATCATCATAATAAACTTGAGGTTTAGCTAAAATTTCAGATACAGTAGGTTTTGTTTTAGGTTTTATTAAAAGACCCTCAACATCATGACTAGCTTTGTTAACGGAACATGAACTACAAATATCTTTATGTCCAGGTTTATATATTTTACAACCTTTCTCACTACAATATGTAGGTTCAGAAAAAATACCGTTAACAAAACTTGAAATTTTCATGTAATTTTTAAAATCATTCCATAATTGTAAAGGACGATCAGAATTAGAAGCCCAAGCTGTACATACTGCTAACATAACTACTACAAGATTCATAAGACAATATGCTCTATTAGAAATTCCTGAAGTATTTTTATTAAATCTATCTTCAAATGAGTGATCAGAATATCTAGATAAATCATAAAATTTCCTTTTACCTATTTGTATAAAACCTCTATTCTCATTATTAACATATAAAGAATGGTTAG